GCGATGCTGCCCCACCACCCGGTAGGCACGGCGGCGGTCCGTGGCGTCCACGTGACGCCATCGGGAGAAGTCATCACACGCGGCAAGCCGGCGCTGGCATCATCACCATAACCTATTGCGACGAACAGGCCGGCGCCGTAAGCGATGCTGCCCCACCACCCGGTAGGCACGGCGGCGGTTTTCGCTGTCCAGATGGCGCCGTCGTGCTTCCAGCGCTCCCGGCCTTCATGATCGAGTATCGCAACCAGGTCGGACCCGCGCACCACGCCGCGGAGCGGGACGATCCCGTCTTCGCTAAATTTTCCCTTGGGCATTTCCCGCTCCGCTTCGTCTCGTTAAAGGGGTTTGATCGTCAGCTTCGGCTCGCCTTCGAGGGCGGCCCACTGGTCGTCGGTGAAGTCGGCGCGCGCCACCGGGGCGGCTTCGCGCGGCCAGTAGCGGCCGGCGCGGTAGAAGCCTTTTTCGGGGCCGGCGGCGATGCTGTGCGTGGGGCTATTGCCAGCCACTTCAGGCGCGGCAGCAGCATCCGGTGCAGGATCGGCCGCGGCGACAACTTCGGTTTCGGGTACTTTTTCGGCGTCGACCGCAACCGGCGCGGCGGGTGTGTTGCTGGAATTCTTGCCCATTTCTGGCTCCTTGCTGTGGCTCCGCCCGGTCAGCTGGGCGGAGGGGATTCAGTGCTGCGGGTGGCGGTCAGGCATCAGGCCAGCCAGGGCACGACCAGCACCTGGGCGGTGTTGTAGTGCGGGTTGTCGGCGCCGCTGGCCAGCTTCTCGGCCTGGACCACCGCGAAGGCGGCGGCTTCGAGGCTGGGCGGGACGACCAGGAGGTTCGGGCGGATGCCGAGCGGGCGGCCGGTGTCGGACTTCTGCGACATCATCGCCGAGCGGGCGGCGGTGTAGCCGGTGGCGTCGAGCGTCACCTTGGAGCCGAAGGCCATCTGCCAGAAGCCGTAGCCGACGTTGCCGCGGGCGTCGACGCCATAGCGGTATTCGTCGCGCATGAAGACGCCCTCGTCCTTCTCGTCGGTCATCGCCTTGAGCATGTAGTCGCGGCGCTTCTGGAAGATCAGCGGCTTGAGCGGGCGATTGACGTCGAGCAGGAACCAGGGGGTGCTGGCACCGCCGCCGTGGTTGCTGGCCGTCGTCTCGCCGACCGGGTGGTCGGTGTCGAAGAAATACTGGCCGTCGAAGCAGGTGGTGGTGAAGCCGGCGGCGAGCAGCGCGAAGACCAGCTCGTCCGGGTGGGTGGCGGCGGCGTAGCCCATCTCCTGGAACAGCGGGGCGAAGACGCCGTAGCTGTCGTCGTCGATGTCGTCACGCGGGATGCCGACCGAGGCCTCGAACTTCTTGTTCGTCACCTGGTAGCCGGAGGCGGCCAGCGACTTGACCTGGCGATCGCCGACCCACTCGCGCAGACGGGGGAATTCGGACAGCCAGCCGTAGTTCTCGACCTTGGCGGTGGACGGCACCAGGGTGGCGACCCTCGACCAGTCGGGCGTGACGCCGGCAAAGGCGTTGCTGAAGTGGGCCTTGAAGCCATTGAACATGGCGGACAGGTTTTCGCGGTTGATCAGCATGCCGCCGAGCAGGATGGCGGGCATAGCGTCGCTGGAACCCGGCACCTGGAAGGCGAAGGCGGGCGCCGCGAAGAAGGCGGAGATCGCAGCCAGACAAACAAGCGCGGCGGCGAAGAGGCGGGTTTTTTTCATTTCGTTGCTCCTGGAGTGAAAAGGGGTTGTGCCGCGTTAAATTTCGACCCAGACGCCGGAGGCATCCACGTCGCGGATCTTGCCGGCCACCGAGCGCGAGCTGGTGCCGTTGGTTTTGGCCACCGTCTGGTCATCGACGATGTAGCAGTCGGCGCCGATGTCGGCACGGGCAATCAGGTCGCCGGCCGACGAGTTGCCGAAGCGGAAGCAGCCGCGGCGCACCTTGCCATTGGCGGCACCGTCGGCGCCGGTGTTATTGACGCCCTCGACGGTGACGCCGACGCACTTGAGCGTCGTCGAGACGGCGCCCTTGGTCAGGTAGCCCGAGGCATTGATGCAGGCGAGGCCGCCGGCAAAAAGCTGAGTGGTGGCGGCGACCGGGAATTCGAATTCCACGGCGTCGCGTTGCGGGGTATTGCGATCAGTTGCAAGGGTAGTCATTGACGTCTCCTGGGGGTCCGAGGGGGCGGGCGCTTACGCGGCCACCGGGTTGTGTTTCTGGTACTCCTCGGTGCTCAGACCCATGGCCTTGCACACCGCGAGTTCGCTGTCGGCCAGCTCGCCCGGCTTTTTCTTGCCGGCCGGGTCTTCGTTGCCGGTTTGCGTGCCGCCCAGCGCGGCGATCGCCGGCGTCTGCTCGACGTAAGCTTTGAGCGCGGCGAGATTGGACTTGCCCAACTCGGTCGCCCACTCCTTCTGCGCCGGCAACAGCTTGCCGACGGCCAGCGCATCCTCGACTGCCTGGCCGACTTCGCCTTCGTTGAGGCGGGCGGAGAGCGCGGCGACCTGCGTCTGCAGCTGCTGCATGGTCTCGACCGCGACGAACTTCGCCGGGTCCGGGTTCTGCGCCTTCAGCGCGGCAATCTGGGTCGTCATGCCGTCGGCGGATTCCGCCTTGGCCTTGAGCGCGGCGACCGCAGCCAGGGCGTCGGCCTCGGCGGCGTTGTCTGCCAGGCCGATGGCGGCCAGCAGCTTCTTGAGGGTTTCGTTCACTTCGGAGTCCTCCTGGTGGGAAAAGTCGTTGAGCGCCGTCAGGGCGACGGCGGCCATCCCGGTCAGACCGGGGTTATTGGTCAGCGCCGCCATGCGGATGTCGAGCACCTCACCGCTGGCGCGGTCGTATTCGAAAACGGGGCTGATGAACTTGTATTCGCGGTTGGCAATGAAGGCAGCGGCGGGCGGCGTCCATTCCGGGGCGGTGGCGAACAGCCCCTTGCCGTCGCGCCATTCCAGCGCACGGCCGGCAAACCAGCCGGCGGCTGGCGCGGGCTGGCCGTTCTTTTCTGCGTAAAGGGTCTGGTGCTCGTAGTCGATCACCAGCGGGTTCGCCTTGGCGGCGACGCGGGCGATCAGCCGGGCGGCCGAGGCGGCATCAAGCTTCCAGTGCGGCGCATCAGCCGGGCGGCCGGAGCCGTCGCTGGACCGGAAGGTGCCAGCCGGCAGCAACTGGACGGCGCTCCCGTCGGTCGGGAGAGCGGAGGCCAGGGCAGCAACAGAGGTTTTGCGTGAATTCGCCATGCCGCCGATTCTGGCGGCCATGACCTGGCGCGGTCAGGGGGAAGGGGTTCGACGCTTCAGCCGATTACTTGGAGCATGAAGCGGTCAAGAATTTCCAGCACCTCGACCCGGTCGCCATCGGACATGCCAAGGAACGGACGGGCGGGAATATTGCCGTCACGGCTGCCGAACTGATGCACTGCGGCGCCGCCTTCCCATTCGCCGGCGAAGCGGTTGGTGCCGATCTCCACGCTGTTTCCGTCGCCGGCCACCTGGTAGCGGATCGAATCCTGCAGGATACCGGTATCGACCAGCGGGCGCTTGCCGAGAAAGGCGGTGGCGCCCTTCTTCGTCAGGCGACCAGTTTTCTTGCTGTAGGCGCCGGAGATCCTGCCCAGTTGCGCCAGCACGGTCGGCAAGGCGTTCGGCTTCCATTGCTGCCCGTCCGGCGCGGTGCTGCTGGTGAAGCGCTGCTGCGTCGATTCGGCCATCAGCTCGCCAATGGCGCGCATGGCCGGGGCCATGTTGTCGACGCGGGCGGCGATCTGGCGCAGGCGCTCGAGGACGGCGGCGTCTTCGAGGCGGAAGGTGATGCCTTCAGCCATTACACAAGAGCCGCGTCAGCGATTCCAGTTGGTTCCATTTCTTGCAGCATAAGGTCCGCAAAGATTGGCGGCGCCATGCCAGCAGGCCGCGCAGCAAACTGGATACCATGATCCCCGGCCAACGGATTCGAGTGGTCAAACCCATTGAATATGGCAGCAGGCATGCCGCCAGGAAACGCAGCGCACGAATAATCGGCGCGGATATGAGCGCACTCGGTGCACTTGTAACCAATCAGCGGCTCGCTCATGGCATTTGGCCTTTTTCTATTTTAGCGATGACGTCTTGCATGAACCCGGGAACCAGATCGTTGCGCCCCATTTTGTACAGGCAATAGCACTCGGCGAAATATTCCTTACTGTTCTTTTTAGCATAATCTGAAGGAAATTCAAGGGAACCAACCCCGCCAACCCTGTTTATTTCGTTTTTTAGGATGGCTACAAGGCGCGACTCAAGGGGAGGATCTTTATAGCTTGTGAAGTCATTTACACCAAACGTCTGGTGAATGTGATGCCCGAATTCGTGCCACATGGTTTTTTCCATGCGTTCTTTATTGGTGGCGAAATATTGCGCCGTACCGCCCGGCCTGCCGGATTTTCCGTCGGATAGCTTATAAGGCGTCGGCGGCTGCAGCGGCGCCGCGGTCACGTCAAAGAGCTTCGTAACCGACAAAATTCCGTCTCCCATACTGCCGGCAGCACCTGCGCCTGGAGATGTATTCACGCCACGCAAACGAGGCAGCCCGAGGCGGTCCGCTTCTGCCTGCGCCTTGAGCAACCAGGAATTCCCTGCGTTCGCCGTTTCCACATTAAGACCAGCCCAACTTGCCACGCCGAACTTTTTCGTTCTGATCGCGTCTCTTGACGTGCAACCTGGATGAGAAAACCTTGTGGCTTCTTTGCCTAAAACATCAAGCGGCCATGCCTTTGTTTGCTGATCAATGATCTGTTTCGCAATTCGACTGGCCTCCGCAACAGACTTGGCGACCTTTGGAGTATTCGCGGCAACATCATCAGCCAGCGCATTGCCTAGCGCAGGCGGCAATTTCGCTACCTTGCTATTGACCATACCAGCCAGCTCGCGTTTGACGCTGGCACCCGGCGCATAGGCCCAGCCCTTGTCGATGCCGACCGGGGCGCCGGTTTTTTCGTCGAGATCGTCCCAGCCGGCGGGCGGTTCGGTCGGGTCACCGGGTTTCGGTTTGAGCACGGCGGTCACGCGGCAGCGGCAGCCCCAGCCGTTGGGCGGCATGTGCGTCTTCCAGAACGGGTGATCGTGCGGCAGGGTCAGGCCGTGCCACGCGAGGTGCTGCGGGCGCGGGTGGAGCACGCTGTCGTTGTGGATGTAGCGGCGGTATGGCAGCAGCGCCTGCAGGCCGGGGTCGGCGAGCTGCGCGGCGCGGCCGGCGGCATGGCTGGTGCGCAGGTTGGTTTCGTAAATGACTCGGGTCCGCCAGTTGAAGCCGCCGGGCGTGCCTTCGCCCGTCCAGCCGCTCCAGCCGCGCGCGGCGACGATCTGGCGGAAGTCCTGGCGGAAGGTTTCCAGCGTCGTGCCGTCGGTGATCGCTTTTTCTACCGCCTGGCGCAGGTCGTCGAGCAGATCGGCCTTGGTCGCGCCGGCGACGACGAAGGCGCGGTCGTGGGCGGATTGCCAGATATCGTCCCATCGCGCGGTGGGCAGGTTGAACTTCTGGCGGAAGAAGTCGATCTGTTCGGCGAACGGGGTATTGAAGCCGGCTTGCACAATCGCGCCAGAATCGATTTTCTCAGGCATTCTGCACCCTTGGTATATCGACCGCACCAATCGGCGCAGGAACCCGCGTTAAGCCCGCGTTACCGGGCAAGCCGCAAGCGGAGGCGGGGCGCGTTTTCACAACAACACCAGGATCAGCAGCGCATCGTCGTCATTGCGCGGCTTCCGTGCATCGCGCCGCGGGCGGCTGCCGCTGCCGAAGGTGGGCGGCGTTTCGGGCTCGGCGCCGGATGATTCCCAGGCGCCGGCGCGCCAGGCGGTGGTCTTCCAGGCGCCGGGCTTCCAGGCGGTCAGGCTCACGGCGCCGGGCCCCATTCGTCGCCGGTAACGCCGGAGCCGGACAGCGGCGTGCCGTTGACCTGCTTGACGTCGACCGGGATGGCGGTGGCCTCAAGCGCCGCGACGACCGCGGCAGCCAGGGCATTGAGGTCAACACCGCCGGTCGATGCGGTCGACAATGCCTTGCCGGCGCTGCCGGCCGTCTGATGGCTGGCCAGCATGGCGTTCCAGACGGCGGCGGCGATGCTGGCCGGGGTGAGTTCCGCGCTCTCGACGGTGGTGCCGGTCATGTAGCCAAGCCCCATGATCTCGGCGTGGCCGTCGATGGCCAGCGTGGCCTGCGCCGTCATTGACGCAATGGCGCCGAGCACGGCAGCGGCATTGAGGGCGATGGTCGCCTGCCCGGTGCCGTTGATGGTGCCGACAATGGCGCCCTGGCCGTCGATGGCGATGGTCGCGCTGCCGGTGGCGCCGACGATGAGGCCGCCGACGGCGCTGGCGTCGATCGTGATGACGGCCGAGCCGCTGGCCGGGTAGCCCAACTCGGCAACGGCGGCGCCGCTGATCGCAACGTCGGCGCGGCGATAGGATTTGATCGCGCCGCCCTTGACCGGCATGACCCAGCCGCGCGGCGTGCCGGACGGGATGCCGTTCAGGTTGGCGATGCTGACGCCGGAAACGACGGTCGCTTCGCCGATGTTGAAGCCGAGCGCCAGCGCGGGCGAGGCCGCGCTGGCGCGCTCAAGGGCGAGCGCGCCCGCGCCACCGGAGAAGCGGTAAGGGCCACCCCCTGCGCGAACGCCGTTGGCCAGCAGCATCAGCCGCCCCAGCCCACGTCGAGGGCGAAGGTGAAGGGCGAGTTGGCCGTCGTCGCGCCGGTGCTGAAGAGCATCCAGGCGAGACAGGCGCCGTCGGCGATCTTGGGCAGGCTGTTGATCTGATTGACCAGGTCGCGCTCCGACCACATGCCGGTGACGGGAATGCTGATGTCGGCCAGCGGCTTGACCAGGCAGACGGCAAGGACGCCGGAGCCGGTGTAGGCGGTGCCGCCCGAGAGCGTAAGCGACTGGATGCTGCGCACGCCGGTATCGCCGCCCTGCTGCGGCAGGAAGGGACCGTAGCGGCCGGCGGCGTTGCCGGAGTGCAGGACGCGGGTGGCGTAGGCGTCGGCGGCGGCGCCGCAGCTCGGGGCGCCCTGGAAGGCGCGCGTGGTGGTGCCGGCGGCATTGGTATAGCTCGACGCCGAAAGGTTCGGGCCGCCGGCCGTCGGCGCGGTGACGCTGACGATGCAGGCCTGCACGCCGTCGCCGTTGCCGTAGCGGTGGGTCGGCGTGCCGGTCAGGGTGCGGGCGCCGGTGCCGGTGACGTCGGCGCCGGTCAGCTTGTAATAGCCGATCAGGTCGACCAGCTTGGCTTGCCACGGGGCGCCGGCGGCGGCGACCAGCGAGGCGCCGACCGACAGCAGGTGCTTGGTGGCGGCGCCGCCGGGGTTGCCGCCATGCTGGATGCCGATGATGCCGGTGCCGTCGCCGGTCGATTCATTGCACCCCTGCCAGGCGAGCGACGAGCCGGGGAAGGTGCTGCCGTTCGGCGAGCCGTTGTTAGCCAGCAACAGGTGCCAGCCGCCGGCGGTGTGCACCGGGCTGGTGATCTTGGCCCCTTCGGCGCGCAGGTATTTGCCGGCGCTGATCTGTGTCAGCAGGTCGTCGTGAGAGGTGTAGCCCATGTCATTTACTCCAGGCGAAATTGCAGAAGCCGGCGAAGATGCCGGCAGCGACGCTGCCGGTGCAGTTGCCGATGAAATTGATGTAGTCGCCGTCGAAGATGCGCGGCGCGCCGGGGTGCGTCTGCACGAAGTTCTTTTCGGCGGGGGTATTGATTTCGCGCGTGGCGAGGTCGGCCAGCGGATCGACGAGGACGAAGGCGAACAGGCCGCCGGCCGGGGCGATGAAGGTGACGCTGGTGATCCGGTCGACGCCGGTATCGCCATCGGCCAGCGCGGCAAACGGGCCGCGCGCGCCGGCGACGGCAGCATCGCCGGTGGCCAGGCTGGCGATGTTGGTGACGGCCGTATTCAGGGGGATGACCGGCGAGGTCTTGTCGACCCCGTTGCGCTGATAGCTGTAGGTCAGCGAGCCGCCGCCGGCGGTCGGCGCGACGGCGACGATCATCACCTTCCAGCCGGCGGCCGGCGGATTCAGCGCGGCGACGGCGTTGATCATGTCCTGCTGGTCGAGCGAATCGCCGTCGATAAACGGGTAATACAGGCCATAGCGCAGCGCCTTGAGCCTCCCGACGCAGTTGGCGGTCGGCGTGACGACGTTCCAGTCGGTCAGGTGCATGCTGCTCGGCGCCTTGTCGTCGCCGTGGAAGATGCCGCGCATGCCGTCCAGGCGGGCAGCCTCCAGCGGCGCGGCAGCGTAATACTGCGGCAGCGGGTTGCCGGCGGCCATCGACAGATCGACCCAGCCGAGCGCCGTCGATGCCTGCGACGGCACCTTGCGGAAGCTGCAAAAGTGGGCGCGGCCCTCCTGCTCGGCCAGGATCAGGTCGCGGGTGCCGTTGAAGCCCATGGTCAGGCGGCGTTGATGGTCAGGCCGCCGGCTTCGATCTGCGGGCGGATGTTGAGCGAGACCGGCAGGTCGTCATCGAGCGCGGCGATGATGCCCATGCCGATGGCGCCGGAGGCGGTGTCGCACCAGACGGCATGGGTGGCGGTCTGGGTGGCGCCGGCATCGGTGCGCTTGCCCCATTGCAGCAGGTTGGCATTGGTGCGCGTGTCGCCGCTGCCGGACCAGGCGGTCGCCTTGGTCAGCGCGACGCGGGCATAGCCGGTATAGGTGCATTCGTTGGCCAGCGGATCGGCCTCGTCGACCGAGGCGCCGGTGACCAGCGCCAGATAGCCGGTAGCGCCGGCGCGCCAGGCGGGATCGATGCCTTCGAGGAAGATGTCGAGGGCGTCGGATTCGGAAATATTGGCCAGTGACATGATTGTCTCCTTAGTTGGCGGGTTGTTCGAGGTCGGTCTCGACCTGGGTAGCGCGGACGATGTTGCCCTGGCCGTCGCGGGCAACGGTGGTTTCGGTCTTGCGCGCCGGCAGCGTGACGGTGACGGCGGGGGGCGGCGTGATGTTGGTGATGTTGACCGCCGGCGGCGTTACGTCGGCGGTCACATTAACGACCGGTGCAGCTTGTTCCGGGACGTTGATCGTGTTGTTGACGACGGCCTCCGGCAGGTTGATCGTGTTCTCGACGACCGCCGGCGGCTGCTCCGGCACCGTGATTTCGTTGGTGATGTAGTGGTTGTGAACAACCGTCTGCGGCACCGGCTCGGCCGTCTCCAGGCGGTGGGTGGCATCCGCCTGCCGGGCGACCATGCCCTTGAGTTCGGCGACGGCGACTTCCAGGCGATGGGTGGTTTCCGTCTTGACGGCATCCATGCCCTTGAGTTCGGCCAGCGCGAAGGCAGAGGCCATCAAATGCGTCAGGTCGGCGGCATCGAGGTCGCCGTAGGCATTGAGCAGCCGGGCCTGCAGGTCGCCGAGGCTGTCGGCGGAATCGACCATGCCGCGCACCACCGCGACCAGGTCGTCGACTTGGGGCTGGCCAGCAGTCGCCAGGCGCTCGATGTCGGCGGCGACCGGGTCGGCAGCCGCCTGGGAATCCTTGACGGTTGCCTTCAGCGCGGCGAGGCCAGGCAGCGGCTGCGGCTGCGGCTCGACGGGCGGTGGCGCGGCCGGCGGCGCCCCGAAAACCGCCTCCTGCTCGCTGGCCTCGGGAATCCGCAGCTTTTCATGCACCCAGCTGACGGGAATCCGCGCACCGCCCTGCGCCAGCTTGGGCAGCGCATCGGCGTACAGCGCCAGATTCTCCGCTTCGCCCAGGTCGAAAACCCAGCGCGGGCAGCGGCGCAGGCCGTCGACGCCGGGCTTGTTGAGGGCGATCAGCGGATAGACCAGGTCGCGCGTCAGGGTGCCGGCGATCTGGCGGGCATCGGCGCGCTTGATGTCCTGGCGCACCTCGCCCTGCAGGTCGGCAACGCCGCTGCCCATGCCGGTCGCCTTGGCCTCGGCCGACAGCACCTGGCCGAGCACGGCCTTGCTCTGCGCGCGTTCCGCCCAGTCGATCATCGCCAGGTGCGGCGTGCCGTCGCCGCTGCCCGTCACCTTCTGGATCTCCAGCTCCATTTCCTTCGGCATGATGGCGCGGGCGTCGTGGCCCAGCGCCGTCACGGCGCGCATCAGGCTGGATTTTTCCTCCGGGCTGGCGCCCTGGAAGTATTTGCCGAGGATGATCGGCAGGCCGTAGGTTTCAAGGAACTCGGCGAAATCGCCGACGCTGTAGCTCTTGTACATGAACGGCCAGACCAGCACGCGGCAGATGCCCATGCGCGCCAGGTAGCCGGTCTTCGCCTTCTTGTGCTCATGCATGATCCAGCCGAACGGGATCGGTGCGGCGCCGTCGCCGCTGCCGTCGTTGAGGCGCAGGGCGCGGCGGTCGGCGGACAGGCGGAACCAGGTCTGCGGCCGCAGGTGGAACTTCGGCAGCCACTCGCCGCCGCTGCGCGTCCATTCGATCTCGATCGGGGCGAAGCCGTGGCCGACGGCATCCATCATCGTCAGGATCACGTCTTCGAGGTCGTCGACCACGTCGCGCAGGATCTCTTCGACCCACGCGGCCAGCGTCTTTTCGGCGGCGGTCGGGTTGGTCGGCGGCTCGATCGACCAGTCCAGCGTCAGCAGCGCGCCCTTGCGCTTGCCGAATTCGCATTCCAGGTGCGCGTCGCGGTCGAGCATGTCGTCGAAAAGCTGGTGCTGGGCGAGGATGTCGCCCTGGTCGGCCGCCTGCAGGATGCGCGCCGCGCGGGCCGGCGTCAGGCCGCCGAGCTGGCTTTCGATATAGGTGTTGGCCAGGGCCGAAACGCGGCTGGTCTGCGGCTCGGCGATCGCCGAAAGCTCGATGGGCTTGCCGAACTGGTCAAGAATTTTCGCCATGGTGGCCTCTTAGAACATGCGCCGGCTGGGCGCGCTGAAATCGTCGTCGTCACCGCCGCCAGCGCGGCGGGAAACCGACTCGAAGCCGGTGCACACCCCGGAAATCTCGGTGTGCATGGCGTAATCGGCCAAAAACAGCGAAATGGCGAAGTCGCCGTGGCGCTGCAGCCGCTGGCCGTCGCCGCCCTGCGTCTTAGCCTTCGGGATCTTCGGCACGCCGTTGATCTTCTTGATCGCCCGCAGGTCGTCGCGGCACTGGCTGTCTTGTGGCAGACCATCGAGCGTCGCATCTTCCAGGTGCGCCTTGAGTTTCGGCATCTGCTCCAGGTAGAACTTTTCCGAAAGATGCACCTGCTCGATGCGGTCATGGCCGTAGCGATCCGCCGCGTGTTCCGCCAGCTGGCCGCCGTTTCCGTTCGCATCCAGCGCCCCGAAACGGAAGCGCGGCAGGCGGTCGACCACGAAACCGAGGATCTGCTCCTGCTGCTTGTAGGGGCAGCCGGCCAGCTCGACCACCAGCACCGGCCGCTTTACCGTCGTCGCCGACTCCTCCAGCACGGTCAGCACGGAAAGGTCACCGACCCGTGCGAAGTCGAAGCCGAGGCCATGCGGGCGCTGTTTGTCGAGCATGCCGAGGATCGGCTCGAGATGCTCGCGGCACCATTCCGCCACCTCGCGGGCGCGCAGCGGCTCCGGCTGCAGGCTGAACTCCGGCTTCCACTTCATGCGCACCAGCGGCACGTCCGGCGTCATGCGCTGCTCGATCAGCGCCAGCGGCAGGAAAGAACCGCCGCCCTGCGCCGGGATCACATCCAGCTCCTCGCCCGCGTCGTCGCCGTAGAACTTGCGCACCCCGGCCACCCAGGCATCTTCGGCCGCCTGCGTCCATGCAACGCCCTTGCGCAGGCAGACGCGGCGGAACAGCCCGTCGGCCACGGCTTCGGCGAAGGTGATGCGATGCACCGTGCCACCCCGTTTGCCGGCGCGGACTTCCTGAATCAGCTCGTTGAACGGGTTGTCGTCGCCGTCATGGGTGCTGATGATGCGCACCTTGTCGCCCCACATCAGCATCGCCATCGCCGCCTTGATCAGGCCGGCGAGGTCGGGCGCAAAGGCCGCCTCGTCGATGACGATGACGCCCTGCTTGCCGCGCAGATTGGCCGGGCGCGAAGACAGCGCGACGATGCGCTTGCCCGACTTCGGGAAGTCGATCTTGTAGGTCTTGATCTGCTTGTCGCCGTCGTCGTGGAAGATGCCTTCCTCGATCTGCCCGGCCGCCAGGTCGAACGCCTTGGCCCACAGGGCGCAGGCTTCGATGAATTCGATCGCCATGTCCTGCGTGGCGGAAATGTAGAACACGTTGCTGCCGTCGGCGCGCGAGGCGATCAGCACGTCGTCGGCCGCCTCCGCCCAGGTCAGGCCGATCCGGCGCGACTTCTCGGCAATCTTCAGCTGCGCGTCGTCGGCGATCCAGCGCTGCTGGTAGGGCAGCAGCGCGGCCGGCGGCGCGTTATCGGCGCTGGCCGTCGGGCTGTCGAGGAGCGGGTTTTTAACGCTCACGCGGCGATCCCGAGGATCATCTTGCGGATCTCCGCTGCCGCATCCGGCGACATACCGCCCTTGCTGGCCAGCCGCGCCGCCTTGTCGGCGACCTCGGCGGCCTTGGCCTGCACCGTGGCCTTGTACTGCTTCTGGGCGATGCTGGCGCGCGCCAGCGTGGCGATATTCTTCGCCGCCTTGCTCATCAGCCCGAGGCGGTCGGAAGCGCTCAGCGCGTCGTCGTCGGCCTCCTGGATGGCGATGATGCTGTCGAACATTTCCGTCTGCACCAGGGCGATGACGCTTTCCGAACGGGCGTCCTGGTCGTCGCCGGCGGCTTCGACGATCAGCTTGGCCGCCTCGGTGCTGGCCTTGATCGCCTGCATCCGGCGCTCGATCTTCTGGCCGTAGCGGTGGATCGCGCTCTTGGAAATCTCGAAGCCCTGGTCGCGCAGCCACGCCTCCAGCGCCTCGTAGCCGCTGAAATTGCGGGCGGCGAGCTCGCCGTTGAGCGCCTTGCGGACGGGCTCGGGCAGCGCGGTGATGGAGCTCTGGCGGCCCATCATCAGCCCCAGTACTTCACGGGGCGGGCGATGCCCGGCTCGCAGTCGACGGTGTATTCGGCGAGGTCGGTGCCGAAGCGCGTCAAGTCGCCCCACCAGCGGCCGGAAGGCTCCTTGCGCAGGCGGATCAGCTCGCGGTCGGCCAGGTATTCCAGCTGCTGGCGAACCTCGATGGGCGTCGCGTCGGGGTAGATGGCGCGCATGGTGCCCTGGATGATCTCTTCGCAGAGCTCCTCGGGGCGGGCGTTGTAAAGCGCCAGGACGAGATACCAGCGCAGGCTTTCGCGGCGCACCTTGTGCGGATCGATGTTCATTTTATTAGATGGCTCCCTTGAGTTGGGCGTTTTCAATGCGCATCGCCAGCGCGTCGAGCTTGGCTTCGATCACCGTCTGGTTGCGGACGTAATCGTCGCGGATGACGTAGAGCAGCGGCAGGTCGGCGCGGAATTTGAGGAAGTCGCGCTCCAGGCGCATCCAGTCGCCTGAATCCTTCTCCAGCGTGGAAAAGCGCATGTCCCAATGGGCCTGCGCCTCCTTGCGCGAGGTTTCCTGGGCGTCGAAGCGTTCGCCCTGGCGCTTTTCGAATTCGGCCAGCAGGATCTTGCCGAAACCGGCGACGGCGCCGAAGAAGGCCAGCAGCAGGGTAATCAGGTGCCACAGTTCAAGGCTGATCATCATTCCGCCATCCCCCAGTCAGATAAGCCGCAGCGCTCGATCTCGCGCTGGCAGTCGATACAGGTTTGCACGCCCGGCAGCGCGACGCGGCGCGCCTGCGGGATCGATTCGTCGCACATCATGCAGGCCTCGGCGCTGTCGGCGACGGTTTTGCCCGCGAAGCCGGCGCGGCGTGATTGCGCCTGCAAGGCGTCCTCGCGTTGCGCTTCTTCGATCTCGGTAGCGCGGTCGAACTGGTCGGTCACTCGGCTGCCCCCACGCCCTATAGGGCAGGCTGGGCGACGGCTCTTACAAGAGCCATCACGCCAGTCTGGATGTCGGTTTTGCCGATGGCGGCCCACCGCGCCGGCTCGGCGGCCTGGAAGCGGCGGAACTCGTGGCACTCGTCCGAGCCGCCGGTGTGCTCGTCATACGGACGACCGTTGAATTCCTTGCCCACCATGGATAGGCGAGCGTTGCTGCGCTTGACCTCCGCATCGGTGCTCAGCCGCCCGGCAAGCTCAGCCTGCAGTTGCAGCAGCTCAGCGCCCTTCGTCTTGATGCGGTTCATGAGGTCGATTTCCTCCACGGAGAGCTCGCGATAGCCTTTGATCTTCTGGTGTTGGTTTTCCATGTCAGTTTTCCTCTTGGTAAAAATCCCTCACCGCGTCGAGTCGACCGCGGCAGGTGTCGTAGCTGCGGCGGGCGTGGGCGGCCCACTCGGCGACGTCGGTATCGGTGGCAAAGGCGGCATCGGCGCCAGCAGGCTGGCCGGCGGGCGCGGGCACGGCAGCGAGGCCGGCGGTACCGTTGAGCAGGCGGAGAGCAGGGCCAGACAGGCAAGGCTTGCCGGTAGTGACTTTCCGTAACGCATGCTGGGTCTCCTGAAGCGCGGTGTCGCGGGTGGTTTCGGCGGCGGCGACGCGGGCCGCCAGGGTGTCGCCGCGTTGCTGGGCGGCGGCGATTTCATCGGCGGCGGCAACAGCATCGCTGGCCCGTTGGTCGGCATGGGTGCGTTCGAGGCGCTCGATCTCGACATTCTTGCGCCAGCCATTGGCCGTCCAGCCGGCGGTGACCAACAGCGCGGCGAGGGCGGCGACGATGATGGCCTTGATGGCGTCCGGGGTCATCAGGCAACTCCCAGGCACTTGCGGTTTTCCGCCTGGCGGCGCGTCCACAGGCCGCCGCACAGGCGCTTGTTTTCGGCGGTCGAACAGTCGCGGCCCTGGTAGTAGCGCCAGCGCAGGATCTCGGCGCAGGCGCCGGGGTAGTCCTGGGCGTTCAGCTTCTTGACCAGCGTCGAGCCGCAGAAGGCGCCGGGGCCGACGTTGTAGGCCAGATCGACATAGGCGTCGTATTCGTACTGGTGCAGCGGCACGCGCACGCAGCCCTTGAGCGCGGTTTCGTACTTGCTGACATCCTGCAGGGCGCGCGCCAGCGCCTTGGGCGGCGTGATGGTGTCGCCCGGCTTGACGCCTTCGGTGGTGCCGAAGCCGATGGTCGGCACGTCGCCCGGTACCGGCGTGATGGCGCGGTCGCTGTAGCCTTCGTTCAGCGCGATGGTGACGAGGCCGCCGGCCGACAGGACCAGGGCGAGGATGCCGAAGCGCCCGCTGCTACTGGGTGACATCGGGCGCCTTTTTCTCGACCCACTTCTGGCCGACGTTGCCGGTGATGTAAGCGCCGACGGTGCCGAGCACGACCCACTGATATACCTCCGGCGTGATGGCGAAGCGGCTCATCAGCCAGGTGGCGCAGGCCAGCGCGGCGGCGGCCAGGATGAACTTGCGCGAACCGTAGCGGCTCACGGCAGCAGCCATTCGACGGCCTGCCCGAGCAGGTAGCCCATGGCGACAAGATAGATCAGCCAGAACCAGCCGGCGGCGGAGAGTTTGCTCATGATGCCTGCTCCTTGAATACCTTCGTGAACGCTTCGGGGAACAACCAGCAAGGGTCTTGCGCGCCGTGAAAGAAGCGGGCGCGCAGCAGCGGGCTCGGCGCGTGATTGCAATAGCCGTAGCCATCCAGCACCGCGCGCTGGTTGGCTTTTTCGGATGTCAGGAAGTGGAGGCAGTCACGGCAGGGCATGCCGGAAGGCTACGCGGGCGCGCGGAGCGCCCGCAGGGGGAAGGGGTTC